ACAACTTCCTGAGCGTGGCCGAGTACCGGCGCATCAAGGCGCTGGCCGACCAGTCCCGCAACGCCGAGGCCTCGGCGCTCACCAACGATCTGCTCACCAAGTCGCTGGAGCGCCAGCGCGAGCAATTGGGCACCATCGAGAGCGCCTGGGAGGCCGTCACCAAGGCCATCAGCCGCGCCAAGGAGGCGGCACTCAGCATCGGCAGGCCGGACTCCCTGCAAGATCAGATCGCCGCCCAGCTCAAGCTGCTGCAAACCCTCCAGGGGCAACTGGAGAGGAACCGAACCATCGGCAGGGGCGAGGCCGTGATACCCGGCCTCGGCAGCCTCAACGACGGCCTGCGCGCGCAGATCGCCGCCGCCCAGCAACGTCTGCGCGAACTGCAGCGCCAGGCCGACATCGAAGCCACCAACGCCGATGCCCGCAGCACCCGGGCGGCCGAAGTGCGCAAGGTGGTCGCCGACGACCAGAAGCAAGACGGCGCCGGCAAGGCCTTCCTGGAGCAGCTCAAGCGCCAGGTCGAAGAGCAGCAGCGCAGCCGCACGGAGATGCTGCTGCTGGAGGCCGCGCAGAAGGGGGTGCTGGCGGCTGCCCGCCCTTACATCATGCAGCTGGAGGAGATGGAAGCCCGCCAGCGCCGAATCAAGCGCCTGGTCGAGGAAGCCGCCGAGCAGGAGGCTCAGCGTGCAAAGGTCATCGGCCTCGTCAGGGCTGGGGACACGGCCGCGATCAACTACATCCGCCAGGCCGAAGACGTCGGCCAGACCGCCGAGGCGCTGGAGCGGCTGAACCTGCAACGCCAGCTCGAAGCGGATCTGGCCACCGCGCTGGCCGGAGCCGACAGCGACACCCGCGGAGAGCTCTACCTGATCTTCGCGCGCAACGTGGAGAACGCCACCGCCGCGCTGGAGGCCTTCCAGGCCAAGCGGCGCGAGTTCTCTGGCGGCAAGTTCCTGGAGGACCTGGTCGAGCAGAACAAGAAGGCCGCCGCCGGCTTCATCCGCGACGAGCGCGAGCGGGGCCTGGCCCTGATCGAGATCGACCGACAGCAGTCGCTCAAGCGCCTGGCCGAGCAGCAGATGACCGACGAGCAGCGAGCCAAGGCCCGGACGCTCATCGACCAGCGGGCTCAGTTGTCCATGCAGGAACTCGATCGCCAGGTGGCCAAGAGCGATCAGCTCTTCCACGGCGCGATGCAGCGCATGGAGGACGCCATCATCAATTTCGCCAAGACCGGCAAGCTCAGCTTCTCGGACCTCTTCGGCTTCATGGCCGAGGAGTACATCCGCAGCATCATCCGCATGGCCATGCAGAGCACGCTGATGAACAGCGCCGGAGGCTTCATCGGCTGGGGCGCGCTCTTCTCAGGCATCGGCAAGTTCTTCGGCTTCCCGCTGGCCTCGGGCCTGGACTACGTGCCCTACGACGGCTTCCCGGCCATCCTGCACAAGGGCGAGCGGGTGCAGACCGCCATCGAGGCCAGAAGCTCAGGGCCCGGCGGCTCGGGCAAGGCGGTGACCTTCGACTTCTCCGGCCAGGTGCTCAACGTCGGCCAGGGGGTGAGCCGCGCCGAGGTGTCCGCAGCCCTGGCCCGCAACAACGCGGAGATGCAGATGCAGATCCGCCGCCAGATGCGTGAGGGCGTGTTGTCATGACCACCTACGCCTGGCCCGGCTGGGGTGTGCGGCGCTTCGAGCTTCGGGTGCTGCCCAACCTGCGGGCCTTCGTCGGGCCCTATACGCCTGCCACCCAGGTCATCGACCTGCTGGGCGAGCGCTGGCAGGCCAAGGTCGATCTGGTGCCCACCACCGACCCGCTGGAGATTGCCGCGCGCGAGGCGTTCTTTGACCGGCTCAAGGGCATGGCTCACCTGATCGCCATGCCGCATCTGAAGCTCAGTGCGCCGCAGGGAACGATGCGCGGCTCGCCCACGCTGCAGGCCGCAGCCGCTCAGCTGGCCAACACCGTCAACCTCACCACCACCTCCGGGGCCACGCTCAAGGCCGGGGACATGCTGGGGATCGGCGGACAACTGTGCCGGGTAATGGCCAACGCCACGGCCGACGGCTCCGGGCTCATGGCGGGCGTGGAGGTCCAGCCGCGGCTGCGGGTGCCCAAGGGGGCCGGGACGGCGGTGACCTGGAGCGCGCCGACGGCCAACTTCATGCTCAAGACGCCCGAGGGCGTGCCCACGGTCTGGAGCCCCGGCTTCACCGAAGGCGCAAGCCTGGACCTCATTGAGGTTTTCTGACCGAGGTCTTCTGACGATGCGAACCCTGTCTGCTGCAGCGCTCGCGGCCCTGCAGCGCTCACCCCTGCCCATCGCCGTCCTGGTTGAGATGGACCTTGCCTCACCGCTGTACCTGAACACCTCCAGTCTCAATCTGGTCGTGGGTGGCAACACCTACCTCGGCACCGGTGGCCTCGGGCGTATCGAAGCCATCCAAGACTCGCCCTCCGAGGTGAAGCCGCTGCGCTTCGAGCTCTCCGGGGTACCCACCACTAGCGTGTCGTTTGCGCTGGCCGAGCCGGTGCAGGGCAAGGCCGCCCGCATCAAGCTCGCGATCTTCGATCCCGACACCTATGCCGTGCTCGCCACCTACCTGCGCTGGTCGGGGCTGCTGGACGTGATGGCAATTGAGGACGGGCCGACCACGGCCACCATCAAGGTCAGTGCCGAGCACGCGGGCATCGACCTCATCCGTCCGACGGTGAGCCTGTACAGCGACGCCGAGCAGCGGCGCCTGGCCGCCAACGACCCGAGCCTGCAGTACATGGCCGATCAGCAGGACATGCGGGTGGTGTGGCCGGCAGCGAGTTGGGGGCGCAAATGATCCCCCATGACGCCGTGAGAGACCTGCAGCCCTGCGCTTGGCGGGAGCGCCTGGACGCTCTGATCGCCTCTCGCATGGCCGAACCCTTCGCCTGGGGCACGCACGACTGCTGCCTGTTCGCGGCCGACGCGGTGCTCGCCCAGACTGGCGAGGACCCGGCCGCCGAGTTCCGCGGCACCTACGCGAGCGCCACCGAGGCTGTCGCACTCCTGAAGTACTTGTGCGGCCTGAGCGCCGTGGCTAGCCGTGCCGGCGAGCCCGTGGCCGCGCTTTGCGCCCAAGTCGGCGACATCGGCCTCGTCGCCCACGAGGGGCGCGAACTGCTCGGGGTGTGTGCCGGCCCGGTGTGGCTCGTTCCGGCCGATCACGGTCTGGCCGCGCTACCGATCGACTCTGCAACCTCAGCCTGGAGGGTGGCCAAGTGCCCGCAGCCGTAGCCGCCGCCATCGAGTTCGTCGCAGCGGCCATCGGCACCGAGATGGTGCTGACCGCAGGGCAGATCTACCTCGCCTCCCAGGCCATCGTCGCCACCGCTGCGGTCTACACCCTGCGGGAGAACCAGCGCCGCCAGCAGAACGCCGCCCGCGACTCCTACAACGCGAGCCTGCGCGACCGCTACGTCATGACCCGCGGGGCCACCGAGCCCCGGCAAGTGGTGCTCGGCCGCCAGCGCGTCTCCGGGCCTCTGGCCTACATCGGCAGCTATGGCACCAACCGCGAGCACCTCGTCTTTGCGCTCATCCTGGCCGCGCACGAGGTCGACGCCGTCGAGCACATCTACTTCGACGACGAGCGGGTGACGCTCGATGGGTCGGGCAACGTGCTGGCGGTCAACCGGCGCGACCTCTTCACCCTCACCGGAGCCTCGGGCACTTTCACGCTCAGCAGCGAGCCGGCCGCCGGCACCGTCTCGGCCACTGTGGCCTACGGCACCACCCAGGTGAGCCTGGGTGTGAGCGTGAGTGGTTCCAGCGTCACCGTCTCCGGCGGCACCGTCGGCTCCACCGGCACGGTCACCATCGCCTACCAGCCCGCCCAGAGCCCCTGGACCCGCACCGAGGAGTACACCGACGACCAGGCCACCATCGCCCTGAACGCCTCGGGCAGCGGCAGTCTCACGCTGCCGCACGCTCCCATGGCAGGCACGGTGAGGGTCGTGTACTCCACGGGCTCGGGCGAGGGGCAGAGCGACTACGACCTCACCCCTTACGCCTCGGTTTCCGGCTCGGTGCTCACCGTCGCCGGCTCGCCCGTGACTGGCGTCTCGGCCTATGTGAGCTACCGGTGGAACGCCTCGTCCAGCAAGGCGCGCGTGCGCAGGTACCTCGGCGCGCCCGGCCAGACGGCCGACGCCGGGATGATTGCTGCCCTCTCAGGGGTCTGGACCTCGGCCCACACCCTGACTGGCCTGGCCTACCTGGTCGTCGAGCTCGACTACGACCCGGACGCTTTCCCCTCCGGGCTGCCGAACGTCAGCGCTCAGGTGCGCGGCGCCAAGCTCTACGACCCCCGGACGGGCACCACCACCTGGAGCCAGAACCCGGCGCTGATGATGCGTTACGTGGCGACCTCGTCGCTGCTCGGGCGGCAATCGAGCGCCACGGTCAACGACGCGAGCGTCATCGTCGCGGCCAATGTCTGCGACACGACCTCGTCCTACGTGGTCAACGGGCGCACCTACAGCCGGGCCCTCTACACCGCAGGCCTGGCCGTCAAGGCTGGCACCCGCGCCAAGGACATCCTGGACGACCTCGCCCGCGCCATGGCCGGGCGCTGGGTGTTCATCGACGGGCAACTGCGCATCAAGGCCGGCGCCTGGACCACGCCGCTGCAGACGCTGGACGAGTCCTGGCTCGTGGGCAGCCAGGCTGTTCAGGTCCAGGCCCGATCCAACCGGTCGGACGTCTTCAACGTGGCCACCGGCAAGTTCGCCGATGAGACCCGCGACTACCAGGTGGCCGACTACCCGCGGGTGGCTGCTGCCTCCTACATCACCGAAGACGGCGCAGAGTTGCCGCTGGACCTGCAGCTCAACGCGGTGACTTTCACCGGCCAAGCCCAGCAGGTGGCGGCGGTATCCATGCGCGACGCCCGCCAGGGCCTGCGGGTGAGCCTGCTGTGCAACATGCGGGCCTTTCCTGTGGAGGTGTTCGACACCCTGTACGTCACTTTGCCGCGCTTCGGGTGGTCGGCTAAGGCTTTCGAGGTGCTGGATGTCTCCTGGACGCTGGACGGCGGGATCCAGCTGAGCCTGAAGGAGACCGACCCGAGCATCTGGGCCCTGGGGACCAGCTTCGCTGACACAGACCCGGCCCCCAACACCCTGTTCCCGAGCCCCTGGCGCGTGCCGCCGATCACGGGGCTGACCTGCGCCAGCGGCACCACCCAGCTGCTCAAGCAGTCCGACGGCACGATCCTGAGCCGCATCGAGGTCAACTGGAACGCGCTCACCGACGCCTTCGTGCTCGACGGCGGCGGGGTGGAGGTGCGCTACGGCTTTGCCTGGCAGACCGAGGACGAGTGGCAAAGCGTCGAGGCCCCTGGGGGCCAGAGCGTGGTCTTCCTGACCGAGAGCATCCGCGACGGGCTCATCTACCTGGTCAAGGCGCGGGCGTTCAACGCCCTCGTCAAGGGCGCCTGGAGCACCCCCGTGTTGCACGAGGTGGTAGGCAAGAGCAGCCCGCCGGCCAATGTGGGCAGCTTCGGCTACATCGTCACCGAGGCCGGGGTGGAGTTTTCCTGGACCCCAGCCACGGACGCCGACTACGCGAGCACGGTGCTGAAGTCCGGCGCAGCCTGGGCCAGCGCCACGCGGCTGTTTGACGGCGCCGCCAACAAGTGGACCTGGGTGCGGCCGGCCTCGGGTACCTACACGGTGCTGGCCAAGCACAAGGACACGAGCGGCAACGAGAGCGCAGCGGCCGCAAGCATCACCTTCACCTACACCTCGGCGGGCATCAGCAACGCCGATGTGAGCCTCACGCCCGCCGGCACGCTGGTCGGTGGCGGCGGGGGCTCGATCAGCCTGGGGTCGATCGCTGGCTCGATCATCGCCGCGCAGTTGCCGGCCATCGTGGACGCGACCAAGTTCGCCTCGGGGGTGGAGCCGGTGACGGTGGTGACCGGCAGCACGGTGCCCACCACCAAGTCCACCAACACCATCTACCTCACCGGCACGGGCAAGCTCTACCGCTGGAGCGGCGCCGCCTACACCGCGGCCGTGCCGACCACGGACCTGAGCGGGACGGTGGTAAGCAGCCAGATCGCCGACGGCGCCGTGATCGCCGCCAAGATCGCCGACGCCGCGCTCACGACCGCCAAGTTCGCCTCCGGCATCGAGCCGCTGACCATCGTCACGGGGGCTCTACCCACGACCAAGAGCACCAGCACGATCTTCCGCACGGACGACAGCAAGACCTACCGCTGGAACGGGACGGCCTACGTCGCAACCGTGCCGACCTCCGACCTCACCGGAACGGTCACCGACGCCCAGATCGCAGGCCTGGCCGCTTCCAAGGTCACCGGGCAACTCTCCGACAGCCAGATCGCGGCGGTGGGCGCAGCCAAGCTCACCGGCCAGGTGGTGGCCTCCCAGATCGCGGACGCGTCCATCTCCACTGCCAAGTTCGCCTCGGGCATCGAGCCGATCACGGTGGTGGCATCCGTTCCGGGCACCAAGAGCACCAACTCGATCTTCAACACCACCGACGGCAAGCTCTACCGCTGGAGTGGCTCGGCCTATGTGGCGACCGTCCCGGCGGGAGACATCTCCGGCACGCTGGCTGCCGCGCAGATCGCCTCGGTGGCAGCTTCCCAGATCACGGGCCAACTCAGCGACACCCAACTGGCCGCCATCGGTGCGGCCAAGGTCACCGGGCAGATCACCGGCACCCAGATTACCGACGGGGCGGTCAGCACTGCCAAGCTCGCTGCCGGGTCGGTCACGGCCGCCGTCATCGCCGCCGACACCATCACTGCGGCCCAGATCGCGGCCAACGCCATCACCTCCTCGGAACTGGCCGCCGGGGCCGTGGTGGCCGGCAAGATCGCCGCGGGTTCGATCCAGGCGGGCGACATCGCCGCCGGCACGATCACTGGCGACCGGCTGGCGGCCAACACCATCACCGCCTCGCAGATCGCGAGCAACACGATCACGGCCGGGCAGATCGCTGCGGGGGCCATCGGCGCGAGCCAGATCGCGGCCGGAGCGATCACCACGGACAAGCTGCTGGTGACTGGCGGCGGCGCAGCACTCAATGACGACCCGGGCTTTTCCGACGCCAGTGCCTGGGGGCTCTACAGCGGGGTGTTGCCTGTTTTCGGCACCGTGGCCGACGGCGTCGTCGGCAGCCGCGTGGCTCGCAGCAGCGGGGCAGGAGTCCAGGCCTGGATCAACGTCGCGGGCTCGCGCCGTATCCCGGTAGACCCGAACAAGGCCTACCGGCTGCGCGGATGGGCACGCACAGCCAGCGGCTCCGGGAGCACGCTCTACATCGGCCTCGCGTTGTTCGATGCGGCCGGCGCGAACATCACCGGCGACGGTTCGCAGTGGAGCTATTCCGCAGCCGGGGGCGTCACAGTGCCGACCGCGTGGACCAAGTACCAGGCGGCCTACGGAGCGGGCACGGGCATCACTTTTCCCTCCAACGCCCGGACGATGAGTCCTCTGGCCATCCTGTCCTACGGCGGGGGCACCTGCGTCCACGAAGTTCAGGACCTGCGCATCGAGGAGATGGCCAGCGCCGATCTGATCGTCGACGGTGCCATCTCCGCATCCAAGATCGCCGCAGGCGCAGTCACAACCGCCAAGCTCGACGCCGGCTCCATTACTGCTGACAAGATGGCCGCCAACGCCATCAGCGCAGGGGCCATCCAGGCTGGGGCGATCACCACGGCCAAGATCGCGGCCGGTGCGATCACCGCCAACGAGATCGCAGCTTCCACCATCACGGGCGGCCAAATCGCGGCGGGCACGATCACCGCCAGCAACATTGCAGCGGACACGATTACCGCGGGCCAGATCGCTGCCGGGGCAGTCGGCGCATCGGAGGTGGCTGCAGGTGCCATCACCACCGCCAAGTTGGCCGCTGGCGCGGTCACCGCCAATGAGGTCGCAGCCGGCGCTATCACCACGGCCAAGCTGGCGGCGGGCGCGGTCACCGCGAA